CATCCAGAAGGTCCAACCGTAAATCTGGATAGAGTATCTCATAAAATTACATCTCTTGTAAGAGAAGGTAATAATTTTAAAGGTAAAGCACAATTACTTTCAACACCTATGGGTAAGATTGCTTCATCATTAATTGATGAAGGAGTTACACTTGGTGTATCATCTCGTGGTGTTGGTTCACTTAAAGAAGATAGAATGGGTGTTAAAGTTGTAGGTGAAGATTTTCAGTTAGCAACTGCTGCTGATATCGTTGCTGATCCTTCTGCCCCCGATGCTTTTGTATCTGGAATCATGGAAGGAAAAGAGTGGGTTTGGGATGGAGGAATCCTTCGTGAACAACTTGCTGAGAAGGCAAAAAGAACAATCAACACATTAGTTGATCAGAGAAGACTGGAAGAGCACAAGTTGAATTTATTCAACGATTTTCTTTCAAATCTGTAATCTCTATAAATAAATACAGATTAATTCAAAAATATCTAAAAAAAATGTCCGTTGGTAACGATTTACAAGAAATGGAAAATGCAGTAACAAAAGGAGCTGCTAAGGGCGACCCAATGCAGAAGCTCACCACAGGTGGTACTCCTGCTACTTGGGAAGACTTAGGTGGTCCTACCCCAGAAAATTCAAAACCTGATGACGACTCTAACAAGTTGGCAACTCCAGGCAAAACTCTCGCTCAAGTGAGAAATGTTGTCAATAAGGGTGCTGGTAAAGCAGATCCTATGCCAGCTGGTTTGAATTCAGGTGATGAAGTCGAAGTCAAAGACGATCAAGAAATCGTTGCCGAGGACGAAGTAACTACTAATGAAGTAGTTGCTGAAGAAGAAACATCTACTGAAGAAGTTGTCGCTGAAGAAGAGACTACTGAAGAGGAAGTTGTTTCCGAAGAAGAAACTTCTGAAGAACCAGTTGTTGCCGAAGAGAAAATTGATGTCGAAGAAGACCTCAATGCTCTTATTGCTGGCGAAGAACTTTCAGAAGAGTTCACCAACAAAGCACGGACTATCTTTGAGGCTGCAATCAGAACTAAGGTTGACGGTATCAAAGAAGAGCTTACAAAAACTTACGAATCTCAACTTGTAGAAGAGGTTAACGTAATCAAAGGAGCTCTAACCGAAAGACTTGACTCTTATCTCGAATATGTTGCTCAAGAGTGGCTCGAAGAGAACCACTTAGTAATCGAGAACGGACTCAAAACAGAAATGACTGAATCCTTCCTAGAAGGTATGAAGTCACTATTTGAAGAACATTATGTAACCATCCCTGATGAGAAATATGATGTCCTCAATAGCATGGTAGAAAAACTTGATGAAATGGAATCAAAACTCAACGAGCAGATTGACAAGAATGTTTCTCTCAATAAGAGATTAGCAGAGTCAACTGCCGATGTAATCTTTGCAGAAGTCACTGAAGGTTTAGCAATCTCTTCTAGAGATAAGCTACAATCTCTTGCTGAAAAGATTGAGTTTGAAAGTGAGACAGACTATCGTGAGAAGTTAGGAACATTGAAGGAATCTTATTTCCCAAGCAATCCTAACGCTCAAAAGCAAAAAACTACTGAGACTATATCTGAAGGAGTTGCAGAAGCAACACCAGAACAGGTATCTAAATCTATGGAAGCCTATATGACAAGTCTTGGCAGAATTGCTAAAAGGTGATTTTTAAATTATAAAGTAAACAAACTCATTAAATCTTTTTAAAGAAAAATGCAAGCTCCAATTAATCAGGAAGCTCTGCAAGAGAAATGGGCACCATTACTAGACTACGAAGGATTAGATAACATCAAAGATCCTCACCGTAGAATGGTAACAGCCGTTCTTTTGGAGAACCAAGAACAAGCACTTCGTGAAGAGAAGGAATTCCTTTCAGAAGCAGCACCAACCAACTCAGTTGGTAATGGTGGATATACAAGTTCAGGTAATCAAACCGTTGCTGGTTTCGACCCTGTACTAATAAGTCTTATTCGTCGTTCAATGCCTAACCTAGTCGCATATGACTTGGCTGGTGTTCAACCGATGAACGGTCCTACTGGACTAATTTTCGCAATGAGATCTCGCTACGCTGCTCAAGACGGCAACGAAGCTCTCTTCAATGAAGCAGACACAGCATTCTCATCTAGTAACCAAGCAGCTGCTGGACTTCCTAACGGATTCTCTGGAGCAACAGTTGGTTTCGGTACTACTGGACCTGGAACTGCTCAGTCTTCTGATCCATCTGCGATCAACCCAAGCAATACCGCAAGACAGTTGGCATACTCAACTGGACAAGGTATGCGTACAGACGATGCTGAAGCTTTAGGCGATGGCTCGACTGGAAACAATTTCAACGAAATGGCATTCTCAATCGAGAAAGTCACCGTGACTGCGAAGTCTCGTGCGTTGAAAGCTGAGTACTCACTAGAGCTTGCTCAGGATCTTAAAGCAATCCACGGATTGAATGCAGAAGCCGAGTTGGCAAACATTCTTTCTACTGAGATTCTTGCTGAGATCAACAGAGAAATCATCAGAACAATCTACAAGGTTGCTAAAGATGGTGCACAAAATAACACTGCTACTGCTGGTAAGTTCGACTTAGACGTTGACTCCAATGGTAGATGGTCTGTTGAGAAGTTCAAAGGACTTATCTTCCAGATTGAAAGAGATGCTAACGCAATCGCTCAAGAAACTCGTCGTGGAAAGGGTAACATTGTTATGTGCTCTGCTGACGTTGCTTCTGCACTAACAATGGCTGGTGTTCTGGACTACACTCCTGCACTTAACGCTAACCTTAACGTTGATGACACAGGCAATACATTTGCTGGTGTACTTGGCGGTAAGTTTAAGGTATACATCGACCCTTATTCTTCTAACGTATCTGACAATCAGTACTACGTTGCTGGATATAAAGGTTCTTCACCTTATGACGCTGGATTATTCTACTGCCCATACGTTCCTCTACAGATGGTTCGTGCAGTTGGTCAGGATTCATTCCAACCAAAAATCGGGTTTAAGACTCGTTACGGTGTTGTTGCTAACCCATTTGCTGAAGGTACTTCAGTTGGTGCTGGTGCACTCACAGTTAACTCAAACCGTTACTACAGACGTGTAACTGTTAACAACCTAATGTAAGCGAGACGCTTATATATCTTCAAAGCACTTCCTTCGGGAGGTGCTTTTTTTTGTCTAAATACACCAGGAGACCTGTGTAGAACTAATGGCAACTTATCATATTAAAAAGAAAGCATCATTAACTAGCGATGATATTTACTTTAAAGGTGGTGTAAGTTGGAGTGATGATTATTCAAAAAGAAAGAAATACACATCTAAAGCAAAGGTTGAAGAAGTATTAGTAAATACTGATGGAACTAATGGTGGTATGAATAATGCTAGTTGGGTGAAGGAGTAACTAAATAAATATACGACTATGGTAAGAACATGAAAGACTTCACACCTAATCAATTAAAGGAAGCACATGAACGCACGAAAAAGATTACAGATTATCTGATTCGTGAAGGATATGCTGAGAATACCGATATGGCAGGTAACATCATCATGGGTATGAGTGAACAATGGTATGAGCAAATTTTGAATGACTAAAGAATTTGATAAATTTATTGAGGAGGCAGCATCAAAACGTTGTCCTTCAGGGGAATATTATTGCCATACTAGGGAAAAGTGTATGCCAGTTCCCAAAGGATGGCACGTAGGTCGTGCTGGTTATTTGGCAAAGGATGATGATGAGAACAATGAAAATGGACAAACGGGAAATGGGAATTCTCATAATGCTAATAATGGCAGTGGTGGCAATGGGAACGGTTCAAATGGTGGAGGAAACGGAGGTTAACCGATGGCAACAGCATTCGCAAATCAATTAACTAACAGGAATTTCTTATCTCCTGCTGCGTTTCAATTTACTATTACAAAAACACCAAAGGTTTCATTTTTTTGTACTAGTGCTAGTATTCCTCAAATTCTTTTCTCTACCAACACACAACCATCATATTTAAAGGATATTGATGTTCCTGGTGAAAAACTTGATTATGATGATTTAATTGTTAGATTCTTAGTGGACGAAGATTTAAAGAATTATATGGCAATTCATAATTGGATGACTGGTATTGGGTATCCAGAATCTTTACAAGACTTTAAAACGGAAACTACAAAACCAGACACTAGTAGAGATATGAATCTTCAGTTTAGTGATGGTAGTTTATCAATATTAAATAGTAACTTTAGAACAAATGCTATTGTAAAATTTAAAGATTTATTTCCTGTAGCATTAACTTCTTTGGAGTTTGATACATCAGTTACGGATATCCAATACTTTACAGCACAAGCCACTTTTAAATATTTGGTGTATAATATAGTAGCAGAAGACGGTAGAACCAGACTATAGTATGAATCTTGAACAAATTCAGGAGATGTGGGAGCGAGATGCTGTCATTGATCCTGATAATCTACATGATGAATCTTTAAAAATTCCACAATTACACTCAAAGTATTATACAGTTTATAATACGATTACTTTGTTGCGTGAAAAAGCAAGAGACTCATACAATAAAATAAAACTAGAAAGGTATAATTTCTACACTGGAAAGGCACCAGCAGAGGTGTATGTTGAAGAACCATTTCCGTATAAGGTTAGAGAAAAGGATGCAATACAGAGGCATCTAGAGGCAGATGCCAAATTAAATAAGATAGACTTAAAGATAAGATATTACGATACCACTTTAAAATTTCTAGAAGAAATTATAAAAAATGTTTCAAATAGAACGTTCCAGATTAAGAATGCTATCGAATGGAATAGATTCCAAGCAGGAATGTAATAAATAGATTTTTTAAACTGTAAGGGTAAGAGTCGAACTTACAAGTCCCGCCAGAGCAGAACAGCAGGGAAACAGCCTGCCACGTTTACCAATTTCGTCACCTCACAATGGGAGGCTCTATGAAAGAGCACTCATTAGACGTTGGACTCCTATCCCACCTCCAGAACGAGGGAAGAAATCAAAGGAAAGGAACTCTTCAAGTTCTTTTTCCACTCTTT